GATTTTGGCTTTCAAGGCTTCAATCATGCAGTTGGAATAATATTGGCGTGTAATAAAATTATCCATTTCATCACCCAATAAACACAGGCCCTTGGAATATCAAGGGTTCCGGGCTGGTTTGTTACTATCATGTTATTATTCGGGGGGAATATCGTCATAGAGAACAACCGGAACCCCACCATCAACCTTCACCCGGTCAGTGAACATTCCAAGATGTTTGCCCAACAGTTCCAGGGCCTTTAGCTTGTCATAGGTTTTCACTTCCCGTTCGGTAATGGCTCCATCATCGGTGGGGATGTTCTTCACCTTCACGGAAGCAATACAAGCGGTATCATCCCGGTGGGCTTCTCCCCTGACAGTGGCTTCGTCCATGTCAATCACATCAACCGGGTTCAGGAAGGCCAGCTTGGCAATTTCCTGAATCACCCGGTCTTGATTGATACCGGTTCGGCGGCTCCTTTCAGCCATAGCCCGATCAATAGCGGCCTTGATGTTGGGTTTTGTTAGGTTTTCACACCCTATATCACGGGCACTGTCCGGGGAATACCCCGCCCGAATCGCCGCTTGGGTGGCGTTCAGGTCAATCAAGTATTCTTCAACAAATCGTTTCTGTTTCTTGGTCACAGGGTATTCACCACCTAACTTTTCAGCATAAGAAATGCGCCCCGGTTCCCCGTGGGCGCAAATTCACGCTATCATTATAACCGGTTCATATGTCTGTTTGCAACCCGTTCAAGTCGGTTTTAGTCGGTTCCTTCAAAAATTTGGGGGTTCCCTTTGGCGAACGCAAGAAGGGCTTTTCCGTGAAGTTCAATCGTCCATTTGATTGAAAAATTCAATTCTGCGGCAACATCATCCCAATTTTTCAACTGAATATAGCGCCCGATCAGGATATTTTGTTGGTCAAGGTCAGGGACATTTCTGATCCGGTCAAAGGCTTCCTGTTTCATGGACACTAATTCATCAATGCGGGCGTTGATTTGGGCTTCAAGGTCAACAATCTTGATCATAGCGCTTTCAAGGGGGTTCTTTGCGCCGGAACTCTGCACCTTGTCCGGCTTCAGTTCATAACTTTGGCTTGTCAAGCTGGAACGCAGGGTGGCAACCGTAGAAGTCAACCGCTGGATCAGCCGGTCAGTTTTTCGGATTTGGGCAAAATATTCTTTGGCCCGTTGGCTCAATTCCTTGTCACACATCTATGTAACACATCCTTTCTGACATCTGTTCCGTTGAAAACCCTTGAAATATCAGTGTTTTCAAGGCATGGAACAGATGGAACAGATAAAATGGCACACTGTATATATTATACTTCTTATATATTTTATTTATATTTTATATTAAATAAAATTATATGTGTTCCATCTGTTCCATGTGTTCCAAACACCTATAAAACCCGCTGATTGCAAGGGTTCCAGCCGGAACAGATATAAAATTTTTATCTGTTCCACATCTGTTCCGTTTCTGCCGCTCCGCCCCTACTGAACAGGTTTTGGGGTGGCGTTTCTTGAAAATTAACTTTCAACGGTAAACTTTTCCTGTTCGGCGGTCTTTTAGTTCAACCCGGTTCAACAGGTCAAAACCGGCCGCATCAATCACATATTTCAGCACCCGAACCAGGGCGCTAACCCGCTGTTGCTGTTCGGCTTCCTCGTGCCCAACAGCTTTCAGGGCCGCATAGGCCGTGGGATCAGAATACCCTTCAGCATTTTTCCAAGGCTTTTCCACATTCTCACCCCTTCCAATCGGTCAACCATTGCAGTTCTTCCAACATATCATCCACAATCTTTCGGGCATCGTACAAGCCCAAACCTTCATGAATAATTTCATTCACCCGGTCTTTGTAATAACCAGTCAGAATATCCCGACATTTTTCAGCGTGTTCCAGGTCTTTCACGGCCTGTTCCCGCTTCCGGTCATTCTCTCCCTTAGCCCCATCCAAGGCTTCCAGAACACCCCGCAAAATGGCCTTCTGTATCCGTGCGATCTCTTGAACCTTTGCCTTCAGTTCCGGGGAATCCCCGTATTCAATAGCGCTGTCCACGTCCAAATCATGGGCGGTGCAATAGCTTTCAGCAGGGAACAGGCCCCGGAACACCCGCAACCCCACCTTTGCAAATTTTAGGCTTTTGTCCTTGAACTTGGTTGAATATTTGTGTTCCATCAGCTCCACCTCCATTCAGTTAAACCATTTAATCACGGGATCACCCGTGAACCCCTTTTCCCACACATACCACGCATAAGCTATGGCCTTCTCAATATGGGAGAAATCGCCGTTTTTGGCGCAGGCCAGCCGGGAACGGGATATGTAAACAGTTTTGGGCGGGGTCTTTGCGAACAACTCACCCCGGCGCTTCCCCTCCAAGAATTGAACCTTCAGGAACATAGCAACCTTCCCGCCAGGGCGGACGGTTTCAAGCGCCCGTTCCACGAACTCCAATCCGGCTGAATAAGGGGGATTGGTGATTATATCCCCCTCAAAATCCGGAAAGGTTTCGATCAGGAAATCCATAGGTTCAGGATCACCGAACCCCCTATAAATCAGGTCAGTGGAAATGACTTCATGCCCATGGGCCGCAAGCACCTTGGAAATATGCCCTTCCCCACAAGCTGGTTCCCAAATCAGCGGGGAAAAGGTTTCCAGCGCCAACAGCATTTCCACAGCTTGGGGATCAGTGGCATAATAATCATGTGCTGCCCGTTCATCCGGCGTGTGGTTGGAACTTCCAATGGTTTTGAAAACCTTTGCTGATCCAGCCATCAGGAATCACCGTCTTTCACAAAAATTCTTGTTTTGGTGCCTTTTACCCACCTGGAAACAGTCACAAACCCAAAACGCCGGGTGATTTGGCGGGAAAATTCCACATTTGATAACGGGTTCAGGTTGTTTCTGTTGCAATACACGTTATATTTGAAGAAAACATCCTTGGTGGGTTCATTTTCAATGGCATCCAGGCCCACTTCCTCCACAAACCCAATAATGGGATTGTTGTTTTCCTCATATTCTTCAAGCTGTCCTTCCACCCGCTGGGATGTGGTGAATTTAGCGTTCCGCAATACCCGCTTCAGGCCATCCAGGGCTAACCGAATCAGATATTCCATGGGTTCTTGTTCACACAATTCATCCTTGATATAGGGCCGGAAATCGGCATCATCCGGGGAGAATTTGGCATCAAAGGGGACGATCACCAACCGACGTTGAACGGCTCCCGTTTTGTCCTTCATACGGGGAATGGCGTTGGCACTGAACAGGAACTTTGAATAATTGTTGAACTCGAAGGGGTCTTGTCCCTTGCGTTCGGCGTTTACTCTGTCACCCGTTACCAACTTGCGGAAAGTGGACGCATTGGCAATAAATTCATCCCCAATATCATCACCAATGTTAGCAAGTTTCCCGAACAGTTCAGCCGTTTTGAATCTGTCCCCAAGTTCTTTCAGGTCAAGGGAAGCAATATTGGAATCCCCCAATAGCTGGTTCACCACATAAAGGAACGTTGATTTTCAGTTGCTTTTATCGCCAATCAGGATGAAGGCTTTGCCTAACTCATTCCGGCGATACAGGCAATAGCCCACCATTTCTTCCAACAGCGCCCGGACTTCAGGATCATCACAGGCCAGCCGGTTCAGCGTGTGATCCAGCAGTTCAGAATAGGCGGCGGGATTGTAGGGCCACGGAACCTTATTGGTGATCACCACGTTTGGGGTGAACGGTTTGAATGAATCATCCCGCAAATCATAAAGGCCGTTACTAAAGGCAATCAGGGCGGGGTTGGTGGCCCTCAATTCTTCCTCAATGGAAATTTGGAGATAGGACAGCACTTCCGATCTTTGCGCCCGTTTCAGGTTTGGAATGTGCTTGATCATAGCATTTTCAAGGGGGATTGAACCTGGAATATAAATCCCATCTTTGTAAATGTGCAACTGCCCATTGATTTTTACAATGTGATTGTTGTTTTTCATGAAATTTCCGAACTTATCATGAAGAAACGCCTTATCTTTGAAAAACACGGGCTGTTTGAACGCATCATCACGAAGAATGGTTTCCAGTTCCCGGCTATCCAAGGGATCAGGCAGAACATACCGGTTGATTAGGCGGATACATTCACGGGCTTCTTCCTTGGTGAAATCCTCACTTTGAAGGGTCAGAATGTATGTATATAACGCCGTGTTGCGTCCATCCCCGGCTTCCATGGTCAAGAAATCCTGATTGGTTTTAACCGGAATCAACCACTTGGGAACCACCTGAATTTCGTTTTCCGGGCAATCCAGCAGGACAGGCCGATCCACACCCTTGAACCGCATAATTGCATAGCTGTTGTTCCGGCCCACCTTGCCATCCGTGGTAATACCCACAGCAAGGGTTTGTTTCGTCCAACTCTTTTCAATCATGCCTTCAGGGTTCTTGAAATAGAAATGTTTCCCCCTGGTGGTGCCATACACCCGGCACTTCAGGCCCAATTCTTGAACCATCTTGAACAGCAGATCAGACGTTGGGCCATCGTCAATGTCAATCAGGATCGTTTCATCCCCAAGAATAGCGGCGAACTCGTCAGCGTCCCGCACATCATCAAATTGTTTCAGGCGTTTAACACCTTTGAACTTTTCCAAACACTCTTTGTTCCGGGTCAGGACGTAGCCCCTAAACAGTTCCATGAATCAATTCCCCCCCCCCATCCTGAATATCAAAATTTACCCCAAAATCCCCCAACCGGTCATAAATCATTTGGATATAATATCCTTTGTCCAGTTCAGCCGGAATGGGAACGTTGGTCACATCCTCATTGATAAAGAAACAATGTTCAGGGGTGTTGGCGAACTGTTCAGGGTTCTTTTGCCGCCCTTTAACAATTTTCCCGGACACTTTGAACAAACCGCCCTTGGTGCTGTCAGTGGACGCAAACACCCGGAAAGTTTGATCCTTTTGAATCTCACCGCCGCTGAACCGCTTCACCTTCTTTGACCGGCCCTTTTCATCCCTGATCTGTTCCATGGTAATTGTGGGAGAATACAGGGCATAGCGGTATTTACTGGACACTTTCACCACTTTTTGAAAGTCCCGCAAGCTGGTACAGGCTCCAACTGTTTCTTCAGGCAACGTTCCATGTAGGAAATAATTGATAATCCCCCGGTTGACAATGGGAAGGTCATAGTCCAGATCAGACAGCTTCTTCACATAGGCCCCCTTGC